ACGGTCTCACCGTGCTCCGTGCGCTTGGCCGTGCCGGTCTGGCGGCGCGTGATGTACCGCCAGGCATTGCGGTACGCCGTCATGCTCCACGGATCTCCGGCGGCGTCGCAGATGACGCAGTCGCCGGCCGCCGTCTGCTTTAGATCCGCAAGGCAGCCGACAAGCGCCGGCGGTATCGGGATGTCGCGCCGAGCCGCGGGGCTTTTAAGCGTGGTGGAGATCTCCGGGCGATTGTGCACCCAGCGCAGCGCACGGCGCACGGAGATGTACGGCGCGGCGCCGTCGAGGTGCACGCAGTCCCACTGCAGGCCGAGGATCTCCTCGCGGCGCAGCCCGGCGTACAGGCCGATCATTACAAAGGGATAGATGCGCGTGCCCGCAATCGCGTCCTCCAGCGTGCGCATCTGCTGGCAGGTAAGCGCCTCTTTTTCCGCTGCGCGCTTGCCACCGGCGCGCAGATCCACGCAGGGATTTACACGCACGACGCCGGCCTTTTCGCCCGCAGCAAAAATTTTTTTAATCGCGCAGACGATCTTGTCCTGCGAGCTGCGCGACAGATCCGCACAGGCCAACATGACGTCGGCGATGTCGCCCGGCGTCACGTCCAGCATATGCCGTGCGCCGATGATGGGACAGATGTGGCGGTTGATGGCGATGGCGTAGTCGGACTTGCGGCTGTCGCTCAGGCGCGGCGTGTACAGCTTGTACCATGCCTGCGCATACTGCCACACAAGCGGATTTTCCGCGAGCTGCTTGCGGCGCTCGATCTCCGCGGTGCGCTCGGCGACCTTTTGCGCCAGCTCCTGCGGCGTTTTTGCGTAGACGGCGATGTAGACGCCGCGCTCGTCCCTGATCTTTCTCTTGATATATTTTTGCATAGCAAATGCGCCTTGCATCTTGCGCGCCCGGCATGGGCGTGATAAGATAACAGGGCAGACTACCCCCTTATTGCTTGGGTTGGGTTTTCTGTGTCAGCCGTCCGGTGTGCCAGCACCGGGCGGCTATTTTGTTATGTGTCCAAAGTGGACACGGGTTCTTGCTCCTGCTCCGGGCGGACGAGGATCTCGATCGCAGCGCCGTATTCCGTCTCGTCCTTGATCAGATCGTAGTGCTCGGTGCCGTCGTAGTCCTCGTCGCACGTCACCACCTTGTACTTACCGCCGTAGATCTCCGCCGTGACGCCGAGGACGCGCCCGGCGCGCTGGAGGTTATGGACGCGGCCGGTGCTGCCGCGCTTGATGTAGCCGATGTGCTGCCCGGCGATCAGCACCTTGATGGCGTTGGGGTCGTGTTCGTTGTCCGGGTCGTCGACCAGCTCGACCGGCCCGTCTGTAAAAGTGTACTGATAGATGCGCTGCTCCTCCATGCCGGCGTCTACGATCTCGCGCTGGGTCATGTCGTAGTCCGGGTTGTCCTCGGCCAGCTCCATGATCGCATCCAGATGATAGGACGTGCCGGCGACCTTGTGGCGCTCAAATTCCGCGTGAGGCTTTGCGGCTTCTGTCTTGGCTGCGGCTTCGTCCGCCTGCTTTTGCGCCCACTGCTCGCGCAGCTCGGCAGCGTGCGCTGCGTCGGAAGCTTCGCGCGCTGCCTTTTTCGCGCGGCTGCGCTGGACAAAAAAGGCAACAAAAAACGCAAACGCAGCGGTCGCCAAGGCGCTTGCGACTGCTCCCGGCTCTTGTGCTCCGGTGATCCACATGATCATCCAGCACGCAAGCGTCGATGCGATCGCTGCCCAGATCGTCCAGTACTGATACCACTTTTTCATTTTTTGGCTCTCCTCCCGGTGTCCACTTTGGACACAATCAAAATTTCGCGCGCAGCTCGACTACGCGGCCGAGGATCTGCACGGGTAAGCTCTCGATCTCTGCATTTGTGTAGTACATGGGCTCGTAGGCCGGATTGCTGGGTATCAGCGTCACGCCCTGCGGGCTCTTTTTGACTTTTTTGACCGTCGCGTCGTCGCCGTTGACCAGCACGACGGCGATGTCGCCGCTGTCCACGTCCGGCTGGCGACGGACGATCACGACGTCGCCGTCCGAGATCTTGGGCTCCATGCTGTGGCCCTTGATCTGCAGGCCAAAGTACTCACCGTCTCCGGCGGCTTCAGCGCTGATGTCCTCCCAGTCGATGACCTCCTCGATCGCGTCGATGGGGATGCCAGCTGCCACGCGGCCGAGGACCGGGACGCGGATGTAGCCGGGGCGCGCTGGGGTTGCTGGCTGCCCGCCGAGCAAGTAGTCAAGTGACACATCAAAATAATTCGCAATGCGCCGATATGTGTCGGTATCCGCCTCGTATTTGCCTGTCTCGTACCCAGACAGGGCGGCCTGACTGACATTGACCGACTTGGCGAGGTCTGCTTGTTTGACATTGTCGCGCTTGCGCAACTCCTTAATTCTGTTCATTTTTATCAACTCCGTTGATATCAAGATAATTGATAAAAATCGAAAAGTAAACGCAATATCAAGATAATTGAAAAAATATATTGACATATCAATATACTTGATATAAGATAGTAAATGCAATCAAGATAATTGATAAGCGGAGGTGATACCTTGGACGGCATCAAAATTTGCCGCGCGAAACGCGGTTTGACGCAGGCGGAGCTCGCGTCGGCGCTGCATGTAGGGCAAAGCACGGTCGCGATGTGGGAGACCAGCGGGTCATACCCACGCGCCGATATGCTCCCAGCAATCGCGGCGGCGCTGAGCTGCACGATCGACGACCTGTATAACGTGCCGGCCTGACCGGCTATCATCATGCTACCAAAGGATGTGACAAAACACCATGCAGCACAACTACCACAATATCAGCCAAACCGGTAGACGCATTGCCGGCATGACGCAGGAGCGCTGGGCGGAGGCGCTGGACATCTCCGTCGAGAGCGTGCGCCTGTACGAGTCCGGCCGCGGGATGCCGTCAGACGATGTTGCGACGCGGATGGTCGAGGTGTCCGGCGCGCCGGTGCTCGGCTACTGGCATCTGCTTAACAAGTCGCGCGTCGCGGCCGACCTGCTGCCGCAGGTGGACACCATCGCCCTGCCGCAGGCCGTGATCCAGCTGCTGCGCCGGATCCGCGACTTTGACAGCTCGCACCGCATCGACCGCCTCGTGGACATTGCCGAGGATGGCCGCATCGACCAGGACGAGCGTCCGGACTTTGAGCAGATCACGCGCGAGCTCGACGGGATCGTCCAGGCTGCCATGCAGCTCAAATACGCGAGGGGAGGGGACGAGGATGGCCTTGCTGACGACTAAGGACGTGTGCGAGCAGCTGTCGATCTCGCGGTCGTCTGTCGGGCGTCTGGTCGCGCTGGGCGACCTGCCGTGCTACCGGCTGGGCAAGTCCCTGCGCTACTACCAGGCGGACATTGACGCCTATCTGGAGCGCTGCCGTGTCAAGGTGTCGCCGGCCATCACCTGCGCGCCGGTGCAGCAGCCAGCGCCTCCAAAGCGCAAGCGCGGCCGCCCAATCAAAAACACTGTCCCGGAGTATTACCCCGGCATGAAAGTGGTGTGACCTATGCAGACGAGACAAAAAAAGAGCCGTGCCCGCGGCAACGGACACGACTCAGGTGCAAAAAAGTGCAATAGCTATTGCACTTACATCTTACAGCAGATCCAAAACGATTGCAAGGGGGGATTTTGAGATGGCCGTGATGCGCGTCGAAAAGTCGACAAATTACACTGTCATGAGCAACCGCCATCTTGACGACACCCGCCTGAGCCTCAAGGCAATCGGCCTACTGAGCAAGATCCTGCGTCTGCCGGACGACTGGGATTACACGCTCGAGGGCCTCGCCCATATCTGCAAGGAGGGCAAGGACGCCATCCGGTCCGCGATCGTGGAGCTGGAGCAGGCGGGCTACATCGAGCGCCGCCAGACGCACGCGGCGGACGGGTCTTTTGCGGGCAACGAGTACATCGTGCACGAGGCGCCGCTTGACGCAGATGCGCCACCGTCGTCGGATAATCCCACAACGGTGGCGCCGTCGTCGGAAAACCCGCCGACGGATAACCCGCCGACGGGAAATCCAACGCAACCAAGTACTAAAGATACCAAGTACTTAGATACTAATACCCCCCTTACCCCCCAGAGGGGTCGGCGAGCGCCGAAAAAAGAGCAAGGGCGAGAGCCGGCGTGGAAACCGGAGCGCTTTGCGGCGTTTTGGAAGTACTACCCGCGCGGCGAAAAGCCAAGGGCTGCCGCGGCCGCGTGGGACAAGCTCCGGCCGGACGATGCGCTGATCGACGACATCGCCAGAGCGCTCAAGCGCCAGATGGCCAGCGAGGAGTGGCAGCGGGGTGTCGGCATCCCGTATGCGGCTACATACCTCAATCAGCGCCGCTGGGAGGACGAGCCACACGCGCCGGCAGAGCAACCGGCGGAGGGAGGAGGTCTGCCGCTATGGACGTAAAGCAGACACTGATCGATGCGCAGGCAGCCGTGATCGGCAGCGTGCTGATCTCGCCGGAGATCGTCGGCGACGTGATGCTGCGCGTCTCGGCGGAGGACTTTTTGACGCCGGAGTACCGGCACGTGTACGATGCCATCCACGCGCAGTGGTCCGCGTGCCAGACGGTCGACGTGGTCACGGTGCTGCACCGCCTGGGCGATGCATATCGGCAGATGCTGGTGCAGATCATGGCCGACACACCGACGGCGGCACATTGGGAGGCGTATGCCGACGTGATGCGTGAGCAGGCAAGGCTTGCGCGCATCAAGGACGCGGCGGCCAAGATGCTCGACGCGGTGACGCTGGACGAGGCGCGCACGGCCGTCGAAACAGCAAGTGAGTGCCTGTGCGACAGCAAGACGCTGCGCGTCGTCAGCTGGCATCAGGGACTGTGCGAGTTTTACCAGCGCCACGCCGATGGGCATCAGCCGGACTATCTCCGCTGGGGCATCCGGCAGCTGGACGAGAGGCTCTACGCCGAGCGCGGCGACCTGATCATCCTCGGCGGGCTGCCGAGCAGCGGCAAGACGCTGCTGGCGACGCAGTTTGCGATGCACATGGCGCGCTCCGGTCTCCGGGTCGGGATATTTAGCCTCGAGACCTCTGACGCCAAGCTGTACGACCGCATGGTTGCGCAGACGGAGGGCATCAACTTCGGCCGCATCAAGCGCAACCAGATGGTGCTGGACGACTACAAGACGGCCTCGACGGCGATCCAGACCGCGCAGCGCATCACGCTGGATGTCATCCGGGCCTCCGGCTTTGGCGTTGCCGATGTGCAGGCGGTCGCCATGGCGCGGCGGTACGACGTGATCGTCATCGACTACGTGCAGCTGCTGCAGGCAAAGGGCAACACCCGCGTCGAGCAGGTGACCAACATCTCGCTGGCGCTGCACACGATGGCGCAGCGGGCCGGCATCGCCGTCATCGCGCTGTCGCAACTGTCGCGCCCAGAAAAAGGGCAGCAGCGCAGCCGCACACCGTCGATGTCGGACCTGCGCGAGTCCGGCCAGCTGGAGCAGGACGCGGATGCCATCATGATCCTCGCGGCGCAGCCCGGCGGTGACCGGGTGCTGTCGATCGTCAAAAACAAAGAGGGCGAGCGCGGGGCGATCAAGCTGGTCTTTGACGCGGCGCATCTGCGTATGCTGCCGGCGGTGTCCAAAGTGGACACGGCCGCAGACCACGACGACGAGGACGACTGGCCGCGGATGCAGGCATGGCCGCGCACCGCGGAGAGGGGAGGCGAGCTGCCATAAAGATCGGCGACAAGCTGCCCGGCATGGTGCCGTCCTATGGGTCGACGTGCTCTGGCTTTGTATCGGACGGGCAAGCCTTTACGGCGACCGTGGTGTACATCCATCCACAGCGGCGATTTTACACCGTCGAGTTTGATCTGCCCCGCGGGCGCAAGTGCCGCGAGAGCTACTACTTCCCGGATCGCGCCGGCGACGACACGCTGCCGCGCAAGGACCGGCAGCCGAGACTGCCGGGCGAAACGCGAAAAAAGAAAGGTGCAAAAAAATGAAAGTTATCAGCATTGTGAATCTCAAGGGCGGTGTCGGCAAAACCGCCACGGCCATCAACATGGCCAGCATCCTGGCGACGGAGCACGGCAAGAGCGTGCTGCTGATCGACGCAGACCCGCAGGCCAACGCGACCCGCTTTTTCGGCGGCGACCACGCGCCGGTGACGCTATACGACGTTTTCACGCGCCCGAGCTCGTGGGACGAGTGCTGCTGGATGACGCAGGTCGACGGCGTGGACATCATCCCGGCCAGCATGGACCTGCTGCAGCTCGACGTCGCGGCGGCAACCGCGGATAAGTCGCTGGTCTCCGGCTTTGGGGACTTTATGGCGGCGGAGTTTGCGGAGTCCGACTATGACTACGTCCTCATTGACTGCCCGCCGGGCTTTACGGCGGTGTCGATCGCGGGCATCTCCGTCAGCGATGACATCATCATCCCGGCCAAGGTCGACGCCTTTGCCATCTCCGGCATCGACGAGCTGACGGCGCAGATCCGCGCCGTGCAGACGGTGCGCAGCAGCATACGGATCGCCGGCGTGCTGGTGACGATGTGGCACAACGCACCGGTCGTCACGCAGGGCGAGCAGTACCTGCGCGCCATGGACGTGCCGGTCTTTGAGACCACCATCCGCCGCACGGACAAGATGGACGAGGCGACCTTCGCGCGACAGCCGATCAGTACATA